CAGCAAAAGAGTCACTCGCTGAACGTGTTGATTCTTATCTTGAGTATGTTGCTGACGAGTGGTTTGAAGAAAACGCACTCGCAGTAGAAGCCGGTCTCAAGACTGAGATGACCGAATCATTCCTTGAAGGAATGAAGGGTCTTTTTGAAGAACATTATGTATCAATCCCTGAAGATAAGTATGATGTACTTGAGAGCATGGTAGAAAAACTTGATGACATGGAAACAAAACTCAACGAGCAAATTGAGAAGAATATTTCCCTTAACTCCCGCCTTTCCGAGTCGGTTGCTGAAGGAGTATTAGATCAAGTCTCCGAAGGTCTTGCACAGACACAGAAAGAGAAACTCGCCTCACTTTCCGAAAGTGTGGAGTTTGAAAGTGAAGCACAATATCGTGAGAAGTTAGAAACTCTGAAAGAATCTTACTTCAATCAGAAGACAGTTTCTACATCAGCTAAAACTGAAACCCTTTCTGAGGGTGTAGAGTCAGCACCAGGATCAAATTCTGGTTCTATGGACGCCTACCTCAGAGCATTGGGTTCAACCCTTAGCAACTAAACTGAATTTAATATTAATTCAAACCGTAAATTAACCACATAGGTAAAAAGCAAATGTTCCAATCCGAACATCTGCAGGAAAAGTGGGCACCTCTCCTCAATCATGAGGGTCTTGATTCAATCAAAGACAATCACAAGAGAGCAGTGACCGCAGTCCTGTTAGAAAACCAAGAAAAATTCCTCCGTGAGCAATCCTCCTTCGAGCAAGGTGGAATGCTTACTGAGCAACCAACCAACCAAGTAGGAAACGGTGGATTCTCCGGTTCCGCAACCGCAACAGGTCCTGTTGCTGGTTTCGACCCCGTACTGATCTCCTTGATCAGACGCTCCATGCCTAACCTGGTCGCATATGACCTGGCTGGCGTCCAACCTATGAGTGGACCTACTGGACTCATCTTCGCGATGCGTTCCCGCTACACCAACCAGTCTGGCACCGAAGCATTCTTCGATGAAGCAGATACCGCATTCTCTGGACAACCTAAGGGTCTTGATGATGCTAATGGTTTCACTGGTGCTGCTGCTGGTTTAGGTACTACTTCACAGACAGGTACTAACCCTTCAGTCCTCAACCCAACCGGTAGTGCAGATAAGACTGCATACAACGTCGGTCAGGGTATGCGTACCGACTCCGCCGAATCACTCGACGGAACAGGTGCTAACGCATTCAACCAGATGGCATTCTCGATCGAGAAAGTCACCGTAACCGCTAAGTCCAGAGCACTCAAAGCAGAGTACTCCTTGGAACTGGCACAAGACCTTAAGGCAATCCACGGTCTGAACGCTGAAGCAGAACTTGCTAACATCCTCTCTACTGAAATCCTTGCGGAAATCAACAGAGAAGTCATCAGAACCATCTATAAGGTTGCTGAACCAGGTGCTGCTGCTAACACCGCTACTGCTGGTGAGTTTGACCTGGACATCGACTCCAACGGACGTTGGTCTGTTGAGAAGTTCAAGGGTCTTCTTTTCCAAATCGAGAGAGATGCGAACGCAATCGCACAAAGAACTCGTCGCGGGAAGGGCAACATCATCATGTGCTCTGCTGACGTAGCGTCTGCACTGACCATGGCTGGTGTGCTCGATTACACCCCTGCACTGAATGCAAACTTGAACGTTGATGACACTGGCAACACCTTTGCTGGAGTCTTGATGGGCAAATTCCGTGTATACATTGACCCATATTCTGCTAACGTTGCTGCAAACCAGTACTACGTTGTTGGATACAAAGGAACGTCACCTTATGACGCAGGACTCTTCTATTGTCCTTATGTTCCCCTCCAGATGGTTCGCGCCGTTGGAGAGAACACCTTCCAACCTAAAATCGGCTTTAAGACCCGCTATGGTCTTACTGCCAACCCCTTCGCAGAAGGAACCACCGTGGGCGCAGGTCGTCTCCGTGTAAACAGCAACCGCTACTACCGTCGCGTTACTGTTAAAAACCTCATGTGATCCGTATTCACACGGTTTTACAAGACTCCCTTCGGGGGGTCTTTTTTTTGTATCTAAATAATCAGGTAGAGATATACAAAAAAATGCCCTTTCATATCAAAACTCCAAGTGTCATGAATCCCACGATTGGTGATGTATACTATAAAGGTGATAGTACTTGGACAGAAACTTATGCTGATAGGAAAGTCTATTCGGCAAAATCTAGTGCAGATGCTGTCAAAGCAACCACAGTTACTACCAATGGAGTGACATATGCACCTAAGCATTTTTCAAATTCAACTGTAGTTAGCGAGTAATGGCCACCAGAAAATCTCCAGCAGATAGACCTGGAACTCCTATTGAAAATAGAAATTTCTTATCACCAACTGGTTTTAAGTTTGCATTAAAGAGAAGTCCTGCTGCAGCATTTTTCTGCAACCAAGCAAATATTCCATCATTAGATCTAGGTGTTGCTCAACAAACAAGTTATCTTAAAGATATTGATATTCCTGGAGACAAGATTGTTTTTGGTGATTTAACTCTTAGATTCTTAGTTGATGAAGATCTCTTTAACTATATGGAGATTCAAAATTGGATAAGAGGTCTTGGATATCCAGAGAAGCTAAGTCAATTAGATGATCTTAATAAGGATGGAAAGATTGTCAGTAAATTTGGACAGAGAGGTGAGAATATCTATTCTGATGCTACTCTACAAGTACTAAGCAATAGTCTTGTGCCTAAGTTTCAGGTAATGTTTAAAGATGTATTTCCATATTCCTTATCAACTATTACTTTTGATGCAACTGATACAGATATCGAGTACTTTACAGCAGACGTAAGTTTCAAGTATACTATCTATGATATAATAGATATGAGTGGCAATCCTTTATGATCGACCTTGATGCACTTCAAGGAATGTGGGAAAAAGATTCTAAGATTGATATGGATAACCTCCATACAGAGTCCACGAATGTTCCCACTCTCCATGCGAAGTACTTTGAATTATATAATACCATCTTTCTTATGAGAAAGAAAGCAGAGCAACAAAGAAAGAATATCAGACACGAACGATATGAATACTTCAGTGGTAAAGCTGACCCTGATGTGTACATAGATAATCCTTTTCCCAAAAAAATTCGTGACAAAGATACGATGCAAAAGTATCTTGACGCTGACGAAAAATTGTCTACAGTATGTTTGAAAATAGACTACTATGATACGATGTTAGTATACATCGAAAGTATTCTAAAACAAATTAATAATCGCACATATCAAATCAAAAACGCAATAGAGTTTATGAGATTTAATTCAGGATTGGGATGAAAAAATTATCCATCATAGGTGCAGGATCTGCTGGTTTACTCTCCGCAGTTCAAGGATATTATGCATTTGTTAATAGACCTGATTGGGAAGTAGAACTTATTCATGATCCTAATGTACCACCAGAGAAGGTGGGCCAAGGAACTGTTCCTGGAATAATGAATTTATTATCTACAGTCTTTGATGTTGATTGGGCAGACAATCCATTTGAAGCCACAATAAAGCATGGAATCATGTATAAAAACTGGGGAAAGAAGAAAGACAAATTCTTTCATCCTTTTGGTATGGGTTATTCTGCAGCGCACTATGATGTAAATAAGTTTAGAGAGTTTATTCTTTCGTCAAACAAATTTAAAGTAATAGAAAAAAATATAAAAGATTATAATGATGTAGATTCGGATTACATTATTGATTGTTCTGGTAAACCAACATCTTTTGATAACTATACCACGCTAACTAATCCGATTAACTCTGTATTGCTGGGTAGATCTGAAAAAGAAGATAACCTTCACTGGACAGATTGTGTTGCTACTCCAGATGGATGGTGTTTCAGAATTCCAAATATAGATTCTGTTTCTCATGGATATCTCTTCAATAAAGATATAACAACAGTAGAGCAAGCAAGAGAAAACTTTAGAGATATATTTGGAATTGATTCTACTGATAATTTAAACTTTTCAAATTACATATCCAATCAATTTATGATTGACGATAGAATTTTTTTAAATGGTAATAAATTAATGTTTATAGAACCTTTAGAAGCAAACTCAAATCCAGCATATGTACAGGCAACTAACAGATATTTGAGTTATATGCTAGGAGGAATGTCTAGGAAACAGACGTATGATGAAATATTTTCGTACATAATTAAAATCCAAAATTATTTACTATGGTTGTATCAGTCTGGATCTAAATACAACACCCCTTTTTGGGACTATGCAACCTCATTAGAGTTTGATGATACTTTATTTGATGCATTAGTGAACGTGTGTAGCAATAGATCTATGGAATCTGTATGGTCTTTGATAGATAATGAATCTGTTCCTGAAAAATATGGTCAGTGGGATTTATCAAGTTTCAAAACATGGATACAAAACACTAAATAATCAGATGGAAAACGAAGAACAGTATTATCAATTAGAACTGCCAATTCAAGCAGTTCGTATTATCCATACTGGGTTATCGCAGGCCTGTCAAAAATGGTCCGGTGGTCCTCCACATGAGCAAGAAGATTTATTTGCTATGCGCGATCACTTCTATAGAATTATGCTAGAACATAGGTTTAGCAATATGTAATAAATATTCGTAGATGAATGGATCTACGTGATTGACACTAGTGTAAATCTTGTTATATCAAAATCCAACGAAGTATTTCTTAAAATTAATACTGAACCTCATATAGAATATGAACTTAGAGATCACTTTAAGTTTGAGGTTCCTAATGCAAAATTTATGCCACAGTATCGTGGAAGGA